GTCGTTAAGCATGAAAAGAGCATCTTGCGACGCTTCCGGTGTTGGAGTTTCGCCAGCCTCAAGCGCACCAATATCCTTCAAAGCGGCACTAATGATCTCGATTGGCTTAGTCATAATTATTCCGTTGGTTCAGGCTTTAGTTGCGGAGCCATTTGCGCATCAATCTTTTGTAGCAAAGCAACTACTTGTTTGTATGGCAAATCATGCAACGCAGTCGCAATTGTTTGCAATTCCTGTATTTCAAATTCTAAATGATATGTTTTCATAAATCTAATTTAAACTTAGCTGGTTTCCACGGCAAATGAACTGGTTCCGATATAGCTGCTAATTGCTCTAAAAGTCTAGCCTCAACCATGTTTTGACCGTCTTTCATGGTTGCTTGTCTTACCCATTCAATTACAGCTTCCTCAGTCAAAGATTCAATCGGATTACCACCGCTTTCGTCAAAATACCAATAACCCTCAGAAGCAACATTCTTGTCGCCTTCTGACATTTCAGCATGATATTTAACCGATTTAATAACGCCTTCAACAGCGTTCATCTCAGTTATTGACCATTTAAGAATCATAAAACCCCAATATCTTGACTGCTAATTACGTTTAATTGAACCGATTCCAAAACAGGTACTTCCGTAATTTGTTCTGCAACGTACTCAACCCATTGTTCAGAAGATTGCGACCACGACCAATTGCCTTCTGGCTTAAGATCACGAATTACCCAGCCTGGTGGATACCACCAAACCACTTCTTTACCTTCAGGGCATTCAGGCGCATCAGGTACTTCAATCCAGCCTTCTGTATTATCCGTTTCAGGTTTTGGAATAGAACCGTTTTTAGAAAACATAAATCACCTTATTGAATCGGAAATGCTGCGGCAGGAGGCGTAAAGTTTGCTGTGTAACGTGCATAACCTCTAGTAATGCGAAGGTCGTCTATGTAGCCGTTTAATACGTTGCTAGTTAAGTTTTTAAGACAACCAACATACAAAGCTTCGCCGTTATCAGTCATAGCTGTAGCAATAGTTTGCGTAGTAACTAATGTTCCGTTTAAAAATGTGCGTATTGTGTTTCCTGATCTAGTAGCTGCAAAATGATACCAAGTATTAACAGAACAAGTTCCAAAAGTATAAGAAGTTTCGCCACCGTTATTCCCAAGTGTGCAGTAAACAGTTCCAGAAGAAGTATTTCCCGTCATACTAAAAGAGTAGTTGGTGTAATAAGTAGCAGCAACACCACCTTTGTTAAAAAAGTATGGTGAATTTGTAAAATTAGTTACATACCCCCAGCACTCAAGAGTCCAATCAGGCGAACCAGTAGAAAGGTCTAAAGTTGGTCTAAATGGCACAAGCAACCAGCTTGATGTGGAACCATCAAACTTCATTGAAGTACTGCCCCATTTGGCTTGTGTCGTACTTACCTGCGCTGTGCCTACAGTCTCTAAATCATTCTTAGCAGCAGAGTCGTAGATGCCAGCGTTAGTGTAGTTAAGAAGGAATGATGTATTAGTAATTGCAGTAGGTGGCGCAGTTGGAACAGTACAAGTTGTTTGCGTTGGGTCGTAAGGAGTAGAGCCTACAGTAGTTCTTACGCCAGCTATATAACCAGTAGGGTAACGAGTATCTGAAGAAGCAAATCTTCCAATTGCCCCAAAAGTTGTGTAATTATTGCTTAATGTTGCTGTACCAGTTGATGATCTAACTCCGTTTACAAATATAGTAGCAACACTAGAACCATTCCTAGATGCCGCTATATGATTCCAAGCATTAAGAGCCATTGTTGGTACAGTAAACGTACTGCCAGAAACACCGTATTGATCTATTGCTATAGTTGTTGCATTGTTTATTAATATGCTTATTCTGTTGTTTGTGCCATCTGCGCCATATATTGCTTGGTTTGTAAAAGTGCTTGTGCAATAAACCCAAGCTTCAAGACAAAACGCTCCTGTTCCAATTGTAGGGCCAGTAAAACTAAGATAATCCCCACTCCCATCAAAATACCCACTACCACCTACTACAGCAGTATCGTAAGCAGTAGTAGGGGCGAATGGTGAGAAGGCTTGTACGGATGGTGTGCCGCCAGCTACAGAAACAGTATATGCATTTGAACTATTATCTATATATCTATTTGATTGAAACGTAAGAAGCTGAGTTCCACTTATAGCTGTTAATGGAGTAGTAGGTGGCGTAAATGTTGTTGTGTACAACGCCGTACCTTTTACAATTCGTAAATTGGAAATGTAACCATTGTAAAAATTACCTGCGCTATCTTTGGCAATTTGTACATTACCAGCAGTTCCGCTGTAATTTGTGCTATCAGTAGCTGAAGTTACTTGAGTTCCATCTATAAACAATCTGTTTGTTGTCCCGCTTCTACAAACAGCAACGTGATGCCATTGACCATTTAATGATGATGCAATATTAGTTACATATAAATTTGTTGTATCTCTAACTGATTGCCAAACAAATGAAGAAGATGACAAGCTGGCTTGCCAATAACCAGTAGTTCCGCCAGTTAATTGAATTAAACCGCCAGCCGTATCAAAAGTGTTTATCCAAAATTCAACTGTAAAATCACCAGTTCCAAAAGCAAAATTAGTGCTATTTGGTACAGTTACAAAATCAGAAGTGGCTTCGTTAAAATAATTACTCCACCCCGTCTGACTAAACGGCGTAAATGTTCCCTGCGTAGTATTACCGTTCCTAGTAATCGTGAAGTTATTAGTCGAGCTATCTAAAAACGTGTTGTTCTGCGCACCATTTGTCGCAGTCGTGTTTAGCAGCAGCGTAACTAAATTAAAGTACGCATCTTTTACCGCCGCAGCAGCACCTAAAAACAACGTTTGGAGAATGCCACTCATTAGGTCACTCCGTTGCCTGAGATTAACCAAGTTGTTGAAGTCATTTTTATAGCTGTTGCAATACCGTACTGCGCTAATGATCTGCTGCCAGTTGCGCCAGTTCCAGCCAAATACATAGTGTCACTTGTGATGGCAATAGTTACCACTTGGCTAGTCATATTGATAAACGTGATTGCAGTTCCCAATGGATAAGCTACGTTTGCATTGGAATCAATCGTAAACGTTCTAGCATTTGCATCTGTAGAAGGGTGGAATATAACCTTGCCAGAATCAGTCAAAACCGTTGTATAAGCCGCCGATTGGCTGTTAATAGGTATGTTCCTAAAGCCTACAGAGTTGGTTCCGTCAACCGTACAGCCTGACAAAGTTCCCGAAGTTGGCGTTCCCAAAACCGGAGTTACAAGCGTTGGCGATGTAGCCAATACAACGCTGCCTGATCCTGTAGTGGCTGCAAGCATTGTCGTTGTAACGGTTCCTGTGTCGCCTGTGGTGACTACAGTACCGGCAACCGCTGGCACGTTAAGATTGAATGTAGATGCGGTATTTGGGCCAACCAAGTTAACTTGACCGCCTAAAGCCGCTTGAAAGACTAACTGGCCCATAATTTATCCTTACGCTGCAATAATAAGTTGTGAAGCGGTCAACGCTCCGGTGCTAGGGTTGTATTTCAACTTCGTCGAAGATACGTATTCAGTCGTTAAATTGCCTGTTGTTTGATTTGCAAACAAAATATAACGTGTTGCGTTAGTAGTTGTATCGTCAGTTACCGTTGCATAAGCTGTAGGAGTTGTCCAAGTTGGCGCACTTGCACCGTTGCTTGTTAAAACTTGGCCTGAAGTACCAGCAGCAGTAAATGCGTAAGCAGTACCAGTACCATAGGCAATAGCACCAGCAGTAGGAGTAGCCGTAGCATTTGTACCCCCACGATTAATTGCTATGGTCGCGCCGTTCCAAGTAGCGGAAGTAATAAAACCAGCATAATCAAGCGTGTTGGTTGACCACGATACATTAGAAGGCGTTTGATCGTGCCTATCCCAAGTACCTGCCGCAGTAGCATTAGATAACAAAACAACCGTTGTATAACCGCCTGACGGTACGCTAACAATCAAAGTGTTAGAGTTGTTATTAACAGTTACTGAGCCACTTGATTGATTATTGTTAAACGAAAATATTGTTCCGTTTGATAACGTTGTGGCATTTGGTAATGTAAATGTTTGACCACCAGAACCAGTAACAAGTTGAACCGGAGCCGATGCAACAGTCAAAGTTGTTGTTGTTCCTGCCGCTGTTACAGTTGCAAGATTATTAAAAAAAGAATTTGCAGTTACATTTTGGTTTGCATCACGCAAAACCACGCTATTTGCACCGCTTGAAGCTGTAACACCTGTGCCGCCATTAGCTACATTTAACGTACCAGACAATGTAACTGCGCCAGTTGTAGCCGTTGAAGGCGTAAAACCTGTGGTTCCTGCGCTAAACGACGATACAGTCGTTGGAATAGCTGCCCATGAAGCAGTTGTTCCGTTGCTCGTCAAAACATAGCCGTTTGAGCCAATTCCTAATCTTGTTGCGCTGTTTGCGCCATTTCCAAGAATTAAATCACCGGCAGTTGTAATAGGTGACAACGCATTAAACGCCGCAGTTGCTGTAGTTTGTCCTGTGCCGCCGTTTGCAATGCCCAGCGTTCCTGTCACGCCGGTAGTTAAGGGTAATCCTGTGGCGTTTGTAAGCGCACCAGAGCTAGGAGTACCCAAAGCACCACCGTTGACTACAAATGCCCCTGCTGTACCTGTATTGACCGCCAAAGCGGTTGCAACGCCAGTACCTAAACCAGTAATTGAGCCAACAGCAGGAGTAACAGTAGTGTTCCCAGCTAATGTAAGCTGGCCCTGTGCGTTTACTGTAAATGTTCCAACCTGAGTCGCCGAACCATAAGCAGCCGCTGTTACAGCCGTATTTGTGATTCTGAATTCATTTGCTGATAATGTCAGACCTGTGCCAGCCGTATATACGCTTGCAACACTAAAGTTTGACCAATTAATAGCTGTAACGCCAAGAGTACCGCCAGGTTGTGCCGACGAATACCATGCCGAACCAGCTTGACCGCCGGACTCTACAAAAGTAATCGCACCAACGTATTCATCCCATGTATCAGCGTCAGAAGCACGACTCCAAGCACTAGCAGAAGCCGTATAAATACCGTTTTGTGATGCGGTTGATTGATTTTTAACTAAAACACGCTCACCGGCAGTCAAAGTTATTGTGTCAACCGTCAGCAAACCCGACAAACTAGCCAAATTGACAGTAGTTGCAACACGAACCGCTTGCTTCCAACTCAATCCGGCAGCGACAAAGTCAACATAAGCTTTGTTTACTAGGTCATTGCTGCCGGTTGGAGTCGCTGTAACAGTTCCAGACGTAAAAGCCGCCGTTGAAGGGCTATAAAGACCAATCGGCGAACTATCAATCGTGCTGTTTGTAATAGCCAACCCTGACTGACTAGGGTTGATATTAGGATAGAAAAAACTACCAGCAGGGCCTACCAAAGTCACCAACGAATAAGTCGGAGCAGGGTTAAAAATACCCTGAACCGGAACTATATTCGTCGTGTTTTGCGATGAAACATCATTAGACATAACAATCCCTAGCTTTGATCTGCCATCGGAGTTACATAAATATTGCCTGCGTTTGCACCTGTAGTAATGCCGGTAATTGAAAAGCTATTAGGCGGTACAGCCACAACCATTGGCGCAGTCATTGAAACACCAAGAATTATGCTATTTGTAGTTCCCGACGTTGGCAACGTAGCAGCAGGAGCCGATGAAGGAGCAATCGTAACAGCTACTGGAAAGTTATTAGTATTTAACAATCCTGCATAGTTGATCTGATCGCGCCCAATAGGCGTAACAGTTAAAGCCGATGAAGATGCAGAAGTCACCGCAATAACTGTGGTCGGGCCATTAACACGAAAAACCGACGTATTAGCCATAATTTACCCCTTAAACTGCGGTTGCTGGTGCTGGACCTTCAAGACGGACTACCTGAATGCTGTAAACACCAGCCGCAGGAGTAGCAGCAGCCGCACCTACATTGCCAAATTGTACTGACAACACATTAGCTGCCAAGCAATCAGCCTCAGCAATAATAATGTTAGCCGTTTGATTGCCGTTGTAACCAATAACCTGCACTAAGTCCGTTGTTTGCAAGCCAGGCAAAGAAAACGTTTGCAATGCAGTAACGCCGTTGGTCACAGAAGCAGGTGTAATACTAGGCTGGATATAGAAAGTTTCGTGCGAATTACCGCGAGTAACTGTGGTGCTGGACATAATTCAATCCTTTCAAAAATTTTACTAATTATAGGCTTTCATGCGAAAAAAGCCACCCCTTGAAAGAGTGGCTTTCCTCTTTTTTAGCCAATCATTAATTAGCTGTAAGTAGCAAAGTCATAACCGTAGATGTACACATCCATCGTAGCGGCAGCACCTTGAACTGTGCCAACGTTGATGTACAAATACTGACCTGTGTTAATAGCTGTAGAAGCAACTGTACGCTGGCTAACAATTGTCGGGCCTGTTAAAGCCGACAATGCTGCGTTAGATACGATTGCGCCACTTGCGTTTGGTGCTGTAAACACACCAGCATAAGCAGTAGTCAGGCTAATGGAAGCGTTAGTAAACACTACGTTTGCAACAGACCAATTGCTTGAGTTAGCAATATTTAGGACTGCTACGTCACCTGAAGCGTTTACGTTTACGCCGGTAGCCACAGCCAACAGACGAACTGTCTGATTCGACAATACGTTCTGTGGGTGGATCGTTACGGTGGTTGCTGGGCCTGGATTCGCCATAATATATATCTCCTAAATTAAGCTGCAACACGGCAAGCGAGTTCTTGATAAAGCGGAGCCCAACCATACAGAACATCCAAACGAGTCGGAATCGAATCGTTGTTGATCGTATATTGACGCACCACACGCATTGACAGACCAATCTCTTTGTCGCTTGCACGACCAGCAAAGTGAACGCCTTCTGGCAACTCAAGATCAGCTACTGCAAGCGTAAACGCATTGCGGTGCATGATAATGTTTTGCGGAGAAACAACACCTGTGCTGTTGAACTGAGTAATTGCAGCAGTTGCCGAAGTTGTTGGAATCGATACGTTTTGGAACTGCCCCGAAGTGATGATCGCTGGGGAAACAGTTACAGAAACAGACGAACCAGAAGCAATAGCAGCGGTCGATTTAACTACAAATGAACGCAGTTTGTTCGAGCCGTAAGCTTGACGGTTTTGTGGGTTGACTGCAAACACGCCAGCAATGGTAAATGTATCGCCAGCATTCAGATTCAGCGTACCAGTATTAGCGGCTGTAACTGTAATGGTTGACGAAGAAGCCCAGCCAGTAGTCAAGAAGCCAGTTGCAGTAGTTGTAGCAACCGAACCTGTGACAGTAGTTGTGCTGTTAGAGCCAAACTGTTGTGATACCACGTTCTGATCCAGTTTCCAGTTCATACCGCCGGAATCACGACCCATCAAGCCTTTACGGTATTGAGCTGTAATCGCTTCCTGTGGCACAAACAAGCCTTTCAAGCTATCAACGATAGTCGCGCTTGTGAACGGCTCAACGATACATGAACGACGACCATCACGCGGTGCGCCTTCAGAATCAAGGTAAGCTTGACCTGTCAGATAAGTAATCAAACCGGTTGGCGGTGTGCCAGCAGTACCGACAATGTTAGCTGTCTGTGCTGTAGCCATAACCAGACCATCGCGGTCAATCTTATTCGCAATAGCTGCAACAGCAGGTTTCAAAACACGATCACTAAACATATCCAATGACAGAGCCAAATCGGATGTTGTAAATTGGGTATCGACATGGAACTGCGTACCCAAAGTTACAGGAACCGAAGTCTCGTTGAAATCTTCAACATTAAGCGCAGGGCCAGTTGTACCGATAAAACGACCAGGGCGACGAACGTTTACTGTGTTACCAATTTTTGCGCCGATAACAGCGAATTGATCGTCGTAGTTACGGTCGACTTCCGAAGTGAAAGTCAGTTCATTTTCCAAGACCATCAACGCCTCGTTGGTGATCTTGCTAATGGTTAGCAAGTTATTTGCCATTTTGTAGCTCCTAAAAAGAAATTAATTAGCTACCGAATCTTTCCCGCTTTACGCAACTCTTTCCATTGCTGGACGGTTCCTGTAAATTCGCCTCTTTCATTAATCGGCGCATCTACCGAACCAGAAGTGCCTCTGATCGGGTTAATCGGTGGCGGTGCTTTACTCTTTCTTACAGCAACAGACTTTTCCTCAGACGGAGCGTATTTCGACTCCAACTTTCCCAATTCCTTCAAAGCTTGGGGCAGCGGCAGCCCAGCGAACTTTTGCGCGAATTCCTCGTTTTCAGCCAAGTGATACAAAATTCTTGGCCCAACATCGCTTTCCAAGATTGCGTCTCGAATAACGTCGTGAATTACAACGTCACTTGAGGCGATCATCTCGTCATAGTCCGGCAGCTCTTGCTTGGCTTCATTTATGCGCTCATTCCAAGTCGATAAGACTTTTTGTTGCGCTTCCTGAGCTTTAGCTTGAGCTTCAGCTTGCTTTTCAGCCTGAATCATCCGTTTTGCTTCGTATTTCGCTAAGTCTTTAGCGTATTCAAAAGCGTCGTTGTAATCACTAGGCTGCGGTTCATCAGTCTGAACCTGTGCTTGCTGTGGCTGCTGCTCCAATGCCTTAATGCGAGCTTCCAATGCTTCGCGCTGCTGTCGCTCATTTGCTGCCTCTTGTCTAGCAGCATCACGCGCTTTGCTTAACTCTGAAAACCGCTTTTCCAGCTTTGGGTTTTGCTTCTTCGGTTGTTCTGTTGCTTCCGCTTCTGTTTCTGCTTCAGGTTCACTCTGGCTTACCTCTTGGACAGGCTCCGCAGGACTTTCGTCAGCGGCCTCAGTCGGGGCAGGGTCAGCTAAACCTAACTTATTTGCATAAAACTCAGCTGAATTTTCACTTGTTAATACATTTCCTGCTTCTTTTACTTCTGACATGAGTTTCCTCAAGAATTTACCCAATCTGCCTGATTGGTAAGGTTTTGCTAATAATAATCCTGCTTAATCTATTGTGCAACTTGTCCTTGCATAATTAGTGGGTTTTGTCCAGATTCTATATCTGCAACCGCTTGCCCCATTGACCTAGCTTGCTCTGCATTCCTACGGTCAATCTCTAAATTAAGCCTGTTTGTGTCCATGTGATGCAATAACAATTGAACAATAGCGTCAATTTCAGTCTTATTCTGGCTAGTAATGGCCCTAGTATTTTGGTCATTGACCTTAACTTCAGCCATCGTTTCAGTATTGTGAGCTTTGGCGGTTTGCTTCATTAATTCGCGCTTAGTCTCGTTATCCTGCTTAACTTGTTCAACATCTGAGCGGTATTTCATAGCCATTTGCATAGCTTGCATTTCCTGCTGCATTTGTTGAACTTGCTGTTGTGCCTGTTTAAGCTGCATTTGTACCTGCGGAGGTATCTTCGAATGTTCGTCAATTTGTGCCAACGGATTCAGCGTTGCCAAACGATCTGCAATAGTTTCAGCGCCTGGGAAATCCATATTTCTGAACCACAAGTCGCCAATCTTATCCATCAACGCAGGGTCTGCCCCTAATATTGGAGTCATAGCTTCTACAGCTTCTTGACGCTTGCTGTTGTAGCCAGGGCCTGTTTCCATCACAACGTCGTATCTGCCGACAGTCACATCGTTCATTACGTTGCCAACTGCGTCCTGCTGGTTAACCGTCAACAAGTCTGGCTTGCCATCGTCGCCAATAATCCGCATTACGCGCTCTGTGTCGTAAATCTTAGGGATCAGGTCAAGAATAATCTTACCAACGTGACAAAGGCTGCGAGTCAAGTTGTCGTAATAATCAAAGTTGGTTAAGTCGATCTGTTGTTGCTGGCCGTTTAACGCCTTGCCTGAGATATTGCCTTGCGGTAGCTGATTAGGGTCAAAAATGCCCATAATTGCTTGCATATCTTGGTTAATTGATTGCGCTGCCGCCATTACTCCAGCCGGTGGTGGCTCAGGTTGCAAGCGTGTTGGTGCTGGCGCTGGCCTACCTTCAATATCCGTCTGCTTATAACGCAGGTAAGCATTAGATTTAATGTTAGCTGCTGCCCAATCGCTTTCATGACCTTCGTCCTGACCTTCAGCCATAATCCATTTGGCTTTTGGAGCCAGCGCAACGCTCTCAGTCAAGCTTGTTTGCCAGAAGTTGTACATGCGCTGTGGGTCTTTGCCAAAGCGAACCATGCCAAACTTCTTGCGCTTGTCGCCAATAATCATGTGTCTGCCGTACACCGGAACCAACGGAATAAACTTCCCTGGCAGATCACGTTCCTCGAGTACCTGAACGCCGGTCAGCTTCTTCCACTTAATAACTTTCTTAAAGCTATCGCGCTTGGAAACTAAAGTAATCCCAGCATCGTCCATTTGCTTCTGGTCTAGCTCGTCCTCGTAAACGTGTGAGCCATCCGACAATAGGCAAAGCTTGACCTTCTTGCGCCATGTATAGAAGTATTCAGCTAACCGAATATCTTCCTTCATTATCCATTCGTTCTGACTGTCGCCAGTACCGCGCATTGACCAATTAGTCTCGTCTGCGTCTGGATATTGCTTTTGGAATACTTCCTTGCTCATAACGGTAGTAATCATCGCTTTTTCAGCGTCTGATCCATCCGGCAATATTGAATTTGGGTCTAAATAGACTGTGAAAGGGTTATCAACAGGATCAATGTAGATTTCCTGATCGAAGCTATCTTCGCTTACATAGTTGGTATTGATACGAATATAACCCCAACCCATACGCACCGCATAATCGAATGCGTTGTCATAAGCATAATCAGCGTTGGAATTAACTTCGATGTGGCGAATGATGCCCTGAATAACCTCAGCCTCTGCCGCTTGCTGATTGGTATTCATTGCGTGAACTTTAATGCGTGGACGCTGTTGACGCTGTTGATTCGTGACCTGCCGACAATACGTGTCTAGCTTGTTAATAGTCAGAACAGGCCTAGATTCTAGGTTCCGGCTGTTTTGTAGCTCAACAGGCCATTGATCGCCATTGACGAACTTCAAGTCCTCTAAAGCCTCTTGGCGGTTCATCGTGTCCGCATCATTGCAGAACTTTAGGAATTGCTTGGCTTCTTCGATAATTGGATCGTAGTCGCCCTGTTGATTATTTGCCATTTAAGCCATCCAAGACATATTGTTACCAAGTTGCGCAGACTGTGGCCTTTGCCTTGTCTTGCGCGGTTCTTGAATCATTAAGCCGATATACCTGAAAGCGTCAGCACCATGTGAATAATGGTCATGTAACGGATTTCTGCTGAATTGCTTAGTATCTGGATCGACTTCGTACCGATAATGCCGCAGACATTGTAAGCCTTCAGCCGTGTTTTCTCTATCAAAATAACATTTTGGGAAGATTGTACGCGCAGCATTAATACTGTCAACAGTTGGAACTCTATCCAAAACCCTAGTCTTAAACCCTGAGTTTCTAACAATATCTTCAATCGTCATGCCAGCCGCTGCAAGGGTTTTGTTCTTTGCGTCATGCGGTAGCCAGATCGTATCGTACACATAGCCAAACGTCTGAAGCGTAGCCAGGTAATGCGTCATGGTCTTTTGCGTATCCTGAATGTACCGGATTAGCCTAGTTTCCATGCCTATAAACTGCACAAACCAAATAGCTGTATGGTCTGCCCAACCCAAGTCAAACACCGCATGTACAGGCTTGCTTGCATCGTACGGAACCTTAGTAATACGGCCATCAAATTCAGCTTGTTGCATTTGGTCGGCAAAGATAGCGCCATCAACCGTAACCCTGCACAAGCCTTCCCAAACGTTGTTGTAGGCCTGTATATCTCTTAGCTTTAGCTGATCCTTTTCCTCACGCAAAGTCTGCGGAAACCAAGGATTGTCAGACCAATTAATCTTGCGAACTATTGCATTGTCAGGCGCATGAACTACGAATCGCTGAAAGGTTTCGTCTGTTTCTAGCTCAGGATTGAACGTTATCCAAATCTCGCTGTTTTCTTTACGGATAGTAGGAACCAACGTATTCCAGCTTGACCGGCTAACTGTCTGCGCTTCCTCAACCCAACAAATATCTACGCCTTCGTAAGATTTGACATTAGCAACGTTATTCTTTAAGCCGACGAAATTGAACTCTGAACCGTTCTTAGCCCTAATAGTTGCTTGAGTTACGTCGTAGAACGTCTCTAGTCCTAAAGCCTGTATCTGGTCGCACAATAGCTTATGAACTGAGTCTTTTAGGGAAGTTTGGAATTCACGCGCACAGAGAACGCGCAATGTGTCTTTAGCAGCAAGGATTAGCAAAGCTCTGGCAACGCCCCAACTCTTTGCCCCGCCTCGACCACCGTATAAAACTTTGTATCGGCTCTTTTCAAACAATACCGAAAGCTTTTCGGGAAACTCTGCTTTGCTTATCGCTTGGCTTACAACGTCAGTCATTCTGTGGCTTTACGAAAGTTACCTGAATGCCGGTCAATAATGATTCGCCATCTGCGCCTGTTAATTCTGTTTGCTGAACTGCTTTGCCATCAAACCTATCTATCAATTCCTTGACTGCCCACGGTTCGCCTAACTCAGCAGCGGAGAATAGAGTTTCAGCCACATTCCTTAATCTGTCTGGCTGTTGAACGGAAATCTTGCGCAACTGCTCATAGAACAGTTTGCCCTTTGTTCCGTTTTTGTTCCCTATTGGTGCGCCACCTGCCATTTAAGTTGCCTTAACTATTAACTATTTGTTTTTCTTAGGTTTCTCTGCTGCACGTTTTGTCGAATAAGCAATAGCTACAGCTTGTTTAACTGGCTTACCTGCTTTTACTTCAGCTTTTATGTTTTCTTTAAAAGCTTTGTCAGATTTACTATGTTTTAGTGGCATATATGCTCCATAAATTTAGCCGGTTACGATTATCCGGCGCGTATGTCGATGCTACATTGGCCTACGCCGACTTATTTGTTGGTACTCGCTGCGTCTATTCGCATTACAGTAGCTTTTCAGCAAAGTGGCGCAATAGCATCCGCTTTCCCTACTCTATCCAACAAATATCAGCCTCTTGGATAATCTGATATTCCTCGCCTTTCAGCTTAACTGTAGGCCATTTCAGATAATCACCGTTGCCATAACGTATTTCATCGCCGACTTTGGCATCTAATGGCTTTACATTGCCGCGCTTATCACGCTTGCCAGGGCCAACAGCCACAATCTTACCCATGTTGAAAGATTCCCGATTATTAACAATCAGGATTTCAGAAAGCTGTCGGATGCTGGGTTTAACCAGCACCCTGTCTTGTAACGGACGTATCATTGACCGTAAGAATTACGGCTGTGGGTATAGCAAATGCCAGAAGTCTTGCCAGTATTGAACTCTTTGTCCATACCGGTTGCATCTTCTTTACCCATTGCTACGCCACCAACGATCTTGCCCTTACGCTCGCCTGACATATCAGCCATGCTTGCGCCTTTTGGTTCTTTTGCACCAGTCATGCTTTTAGTGCCCTTCATACTGTCCATCTTGCCCATGATATTTTCCCTTTTCTTTGCAAAGAAATTACTACGATTATTAACTTAAGTTAACGGTGTGTCAATAACTTCAATAGCTACTGTTGCACCGCCACCTGATTTTATAGTAGCGCGCTGAATAGTCAAATGGTCAATTTGTTCATTGTTCCCAGTCGGGAATCAAAACTTTAATTTTTTTTTCAATCGCTTTATAACCCTTTCCGTCAATAACAATTAATTTAACGTCAGGATGATAAATTGCCATTCTTTTAATTTTTGTTTTGCTTCTGTCGTCCATCCAACCTTTTACTTCATGAAAAATAATTTTTCCATCTAATTCTGTAACTTCAAAATCCGGCAAATAACTCATACAACCTCGTTTTATGCCTTCAAACCAAAATGTATGCGGTTCATGTTTCCAGCTTAATATTTGATTATTTTTTTTAAGCCATTCCAAATATCTTGCGTAATTTGCTTCCCACCTAGAACGATAATATTTATTTATTCCACCAATTTCACGCCATCCCTGTTTCCAAGATGCATTTAAACGATTCATACCTGCTTTACTTCCATTAATACTTGCAGCTTTTGAAATCCTTTCTCGTGTTTCTTCGCTCATATTTACCCACATTTGTTTAGCTTTTTCAACTAATAATAATTTAGTTTTTTCTGAATGTTTTAAACCTAATGATCCTCTTGGATGACCATACTTAATAATTCTTAATTTGGATGCTTCAGAGAGCCTTTTTCGGCGGTTTTCATCAAATCCCAATTTACCATCAATATGAAGTTGTTTCATTAATAATGATTGATCTGGACGTTTTTTTCCTAATTTAGATTTAGCAGCTCTATTTTGCCAATCTTTATAAAAATCACTGTTTTTATTTTGTCTTAATTGTAATTTAGATGCTTTACTTCTAATTTGTGATTCTTTTTTATTTAAAAATTCCATGCAGTATTTTTTACCTTTGTTTGGGTAATTTTCAATTAGCCATGAAATTTCTAACTCTGACCACATTAATTAATCCTTTCTATATTAATAATTCGTGCCACTTAAAAGTTCCTCCGTCCATGCTAATAATTCTTCCTCTGTCGTTTCGTGATGCCTCTCAAACGCTTTCCGCCCCATACCATGTACGCCAAACCTACCCCTATGGTGCAAAACGCAAAGACCCAAAACAGGAGATTTATCACGTATGCCAGCGCGTCTAATGTGGTGAATTTCACAAGGCGTACCCTCAAAACCAAGTTTCTTGCACAGTATGCAGCCTAAGTCCGCAACTTTGCTGTAATGCTTCTTATTTTTTGACATTTAATCGCTTAGTGCTACATGGTGCGCACATCCAACGCCTAGTTTTACCATTAGCTGCTATTTTCCAATAACCGCCGACTGTTTTCTTGGTCAACCCACAATTACTGCAATACCTTTCGCCAGTTGTGTTGTCCTTTGCTGGCTCCATATCTTCAAATTTATTCAAGCTGGTCTCGTATAACTCTTACCGGAATATCGGTTCGTTCGTGAATTCGTAAAATAATTAAGTCTGAAACAGGCCCACCATTACGAATTTTGCTAATGGTTGGAACCCCTAATTCTAACAATTCAGCTAATGCTCTGTCCGTTTTAAAATCAAGCTCACGACGTAAAAAGTCTAATAATCTATTATCTAAATGTGTTGGTCTCATAATGATCCCTTTCTTCGGTTAGCTGATAATGTTTGCCAAATTTCAGTGATGCGTATTTCGTGCTGACGCTTGTTATCCAAAATTTTGAACTCTTTGTAATTCTCAACCCATTCAGCTACTGCATTCTCGTATCCTGGGCTATCTATAGCTTGCGCTTCTCTTTCTGCTACCGTACCACTAGCAAGTAAAAACGAATGCGCCTTAGCCTGTTTAATGGCTTCCTCGCACCGTTTAACTTCGCCTGATAACTCTGCATGCTCTTGATCTGTCCTGCTTAAGTAAATTAATGCTTTTTCTACCCGCGAATCGTTTAAATGTTCAAGTTCCATCATTGCCCCCTTGCGCGGATAGCTTCAGCACAACCTATATAATGAACATATGCAGGGTTGTAGATTTCAATTGGCCCACTCATGTTTTCACACAACTTCGCACAAGATTCGCGCTCTGCTGCTGCGACTATGTATGCAAATCGTTCAAGCGCACCATGCATTTTTGTTCTTTCAAAGCCAGCTTCTCGCGCCATACGGATAATGTCATCCTTAGTCATCGCCACTCCCCTTCGTTTCCTCGATTACCTTTGTTCCATTGTTCTCGCGCATCTTTTTCTATTTTGTCTGTGCTGCGCTTTTTTTTAACTTCCGCAAAGTAATCAAGCATTGGTTGCCTACCTGTCATGCGTAATTTCAACACATACCTAATTTCGCATTGATGCCGATATTCTTCTGACCAAGTATCTATCAAACCAACGCTCTAATCTTTTCTGCGATACGTTTACGCAATTCGCTAAAGCTTTCACCTGGCAATGGATTAACTCCAACTTCCCTGGCCTTTGACATAGTTAATTGCTCGTCTGAATACCACGGCAATGAAGGCGGTTTCTTTTCCTGCATGTCTAATTCATCTTCCCAACGTCCTTGATTTAACCAAGTCGCAGCGTGTGGAATAAACTCTGTGTCTGTTTCCTTTAATCGCCAATACTTTATATGCACCGGCAAAGCTTCTAAAGCTGCTTGTTGTTCATCTTTAGGCATACGTTCCCAAATCTTTTGCGCAACACGCTTGCTAACCTTTCTAGGGTATAGCTTCCAAAATTCTTCAAACACCGTTCTTCTCCTTTAGCTTGGCTTCAACTTCTTTAACAAAAAACCAACCGTTTTGCATTGAACAAAAATTACAGATGTCCATAACTTCCATGTCAGTCAGCCCAACCCATTCGTGCTGCTGTATCGTTCTGAATATCTTTTGGCTTTCATTTTCTTTACTACCACCGCTAGGTGAAAATGGCGGCAATCCTGAATACAAAGGCCAGCCGTCTATTGTTGGTTCAGACTGTGCCGCATCAAACCGCAATGCGTCTATAAAATTTTCTGGATACGGTTCAGGCTCTATCGGCTGCGTGTAGTTCGGCTTGCCCCCTGAATATGTTTTAACCCACGGTTCAGGCTGCGCTAGTCTGGCTTTGATTGATTCTATAATCCGCAATCTGCCTCTTGCATCCCATGCTTCCAACGCATCTAACGCTTGCTGTAATAGTTCTTTATCCATGATTCTTCTCCTTTAGCTTAGTTTCAATATCCTCATAAACATCCATTCCAGAAAATGCGCCATGAAAATGAAACTCTGATATTTCTGCAAGTTCTTCTTTAGTCAGACCTACCCATTCTTTCTGAACTAAACTTAAAAGATACTCAATGCACTCTGCTGCGTGTACTGCTCGGTTTGCGCGTGTCTTATCTCTGAGTTGCTCGGCGTATGCTTTACAGTATTCGATACACCAGACTGGATCGTACTTTGCTTCAGGCTCAGGCTCGGTTGTCATGTATTTTCTTTCGTTGCTGTCAATCATAAAATGTCGCTCTATTGCTAGTCCTACCCACGCTGCTCCTAGTGCCTGTTGCTTCTCACCATCTTCATCAAGTCCATCACGAATACTATCTGCTAGAGTCAAAGATTCACGACCAATCAACTGGGTATACCGTTCCATGAACTTTGTCTGCTCTTCCCAAGAATCACCTTGAGTTGTTTCAGCAGCTTGCGCCCAAAGTTCTTTAATTCGTTCA